TTCTTTTCAGCTTGTTCCATCTTCGCTTCCAGCTTAACCACGCTCACATAGGTTTGCTTTTTTTCCAACTCTCGAAGGTCGCGTTGTAGCGCCTGAACTTGGGATTGTAAGCGCACGGCTACGACCAACGCGCCAACCACAAAGACTACCAGCGGAAGTAAGGTTTTGAGAAGATCCAATCCCACTCATTCGTCCCTCTTTGCTTAGCGTGTTGGCGTGTTCCCGGCTTTACCACCATCGTTTTCTCGTAGATAGGCATCCAGTTCTCGGCCACTTACATTCTTACGAGCCTCTCCCGTTTTTTTAGCTACGGCTCCTGATGCTCTAGCTTTCGCTCTTTCTTCTGTAACCATGCCCTTTTTGGGATTTAAGGTTATACGTCTAAGTCCTATTCCCATCAGAAAGTTCCTTTTCCATCGTTGTTGTTGAAGTAACGGCCACGGACCTGGGACTCGCTACCTTGGATTAACTGCTCCGTGTCACTTTCGAGTTCCTTACGGCCCCATTCAACGGGAACATCTTCACTACCAAAGGTGACAACATAGACGTGACCGCCTTCCATGTACCCAGCCGCGTCATTCTTCTTTTTCGCCTTAGTCATAAGACCCCTCACTTCCTGCTTTGGAATGTCCATTTGATCTGCCATTTGCGTAATCTTCCCTAAATTCGATCTGTTCATGCCCTTTTCCTTAATTTGTTTCACGTGAAACATTACGCCTTTCTTTTTCGTTTAGCCCCATGCTTCTTGGCCAAATAGGCTTTATACGCTCTTTTAGCCGCCTTTAAGGTCTTATATACAGCACCGCCAAATGTCCACCCGCCTTTCACCTTACGGATAGGCATTAATTGCCGCGCCCCGCCGCTCCTTGTTGAATGCGCTCTCTATTCACTTCAGCGCGCAACAACGCAATATCTTCTTGAGAATCTATCTTTTCACGTGTCAAATCCTGTCTTTCATCTTCTTTTTCGACCTCAAACGCAAGTTTCTCGGAAAACTCACTAGCCTTACGCTGTACATCTGCCGCCTTGATATCCAATTCCTTGGAACGTAGCTGAACCAAGGGATCGGTTTGCCCTTCTGGCGGTGGCATCAGTGCGGCCATTACTTCATCCGTATACTGAGCAATGTATTGAGCAACCTTGGCCTCAACATCCATCGGCGGCGGCTGCTGTCCCATTTGCGCTGCCTGTTGCGATGCAACTTGCATCTCAGCCATGGCGACACCTCTCGCCTTGTAGGCAATATGCTCACAAAGATGAGCCTGAAGAAGGGCAAAAATAGGCGGCGTCGAGGCTGGAATAGGCGTTTTCATAAACAAAATATGCGCCGTCATATGGGCATCATGATCCTGGGTCGGGAAAGCCTGTAAAGTCTCCTGAATAATGGAACGGGCGTTCTCGATTGCCGGATCTATGGGTTGCGGCGGTTTAGGCGTGGGCAAAAGAGCCTCTATGTTTTGGACCCCTATTGCCTCGTAAATTCTCCGATATGCTTCATAAAGATTGTGCATTTCCGGATTTGATTGCGCTAATTGTAACTGTGTCTGTGCCAAAGCCAGCCGCTGCGACATCGAAAAGATGTTGGGATCGGATACAGGAATGACATCAATGCGCTCATCAAAATCGGCCTGCTTGATCATGGCCTCTGCACCCCAGACATTATAGGGATACATCGGCGGCAGAGACTCGGCAAAAACCTTGCTTAACATACGGAATTCTTGTTTTTGCGCGTAATACAAACGCTTGTGAATTGCGGACATGACCTTTGAGCCACGCTCGAGAAGCGCTACCGTTGTTCCTACAGCGGCTTGCTGATTCCCATCTCCAACCTGTAAATCAGCAATTGCCGCAAAACGGCGCCCAGCATCAACAACAAACCCAAGAAGAGCCATTAATGTCTGGCTTGGCTCTTTGTACGGCAGCGGCAGAATACTCTCTCGAAGAGCTCCACCGGGAACATCAATATCGCGAAACTCACCGGGAGACAAAGGCTCGTCAGCATCACGGATGCGAATACCGCGAGCTTTAAAGCCAGCGGGAAGATTAGCAAGTGTTCCAGCATCGATTAGCTGCCTTAGAATAGAGGTTGCAGAACGACCTAAACCCCCAATCATGTGCAACAGGCCGAAGCCGTAGAACCCAAGCCCAGGAAGAAATTTGTAATGGGAGAAATACTGAAGCTTTCTGTAAAGCTCGTCTCCCTCACGCCAGTTGCGGCGAATAGATAAGATCTTAGAGCTACCCTCATCTATCGTCACAATATATGGAAGCTTGATCCCCGTCTGTTCGCCGTCCAACGGACTTACATGCTCAAATCCGGGAAGATCCAACTCGGTATGGATTTCCAAAAGCGTACAGTCTTGATCGTCTATGGTCTTATGTATTCCTGAGAGTTCCCGTTCCTTGTCGCGAACCTCATCTTCCTGTTCGTAAGGAACAAGATCTATTTCGCGATAAAACCCTCCAGCTTGAAACTTGCGGATATCGTTATCGCTCATACGTATGACATGAACTACACGGGATGCCGATGCCAGGTCGGTGGCGTTATAAGGAACAATTAAATCATCCGCAGGAACAAACCGCGCAACGGCTCTATCCAGAATATCGTCGTAATAAACCTTCTTGAACGCGCTACCAGCCAGAGGAAGATAAAACAGCAGACGATCCATCTCAGGGTCGTATTCCTCCATGACATGGATAATCTGATAATTCATAAACTCTTGAATACGTTGGGACTGTGCTTCCACCTCTGGGGTTGCCGCACCGATGACTTGTGTTCTCACCGGCCCTGAACTGGGCAGAAGTTCCTTATAGGCTTGCGCCTGAAATTGCGTAACGGCTTCGGCAATAAGAGGATGTGTTACACCACTCGATCCACGGAAAGGCTCTTCACGCTGCTCGTATTTTATTCCTAGTAAATCCAAACCATCCTTGTAGGAGTCTTCCCAATCCTGCCGGCCACTCCTGTCTTCCTTATAAAGCCCAACGAGATCGCTGGAAATATCCATGAGAACCCTCTCATCGAGAATTTCCGCCAAATTCGCATCAGGCTCCGCTTGAAGCTGTTCCTGAATAGCGTCCTCAAAGTTAAGAACAACGGAACCATCTTCCTCTTCCAGCATCTCTGTCGGCTCTTGGATTTCCTCGACCTCAATCTCCTCGTCGGTCAATCCGCCCAGAGGCATTCCCTGTGAAGGGATTGCGTTGTCCAGTAAAGATGTTTGTCCTCTCGGCATTATCTAGCTACCTTTTTATATTTTTCCCAGCTACGCAAGCCGCCCAAACCCAACATGCCTAATAAAACGGGCATCATCGTGCTTAAATCAAGCGTGGGAAGATGAACCAAGTTCCCTGTCTGTCCCATAATAAAAACGGCCATGGGTTGAATCAGGTACGTATAGAACAAAGCAAGCCCGCATGTCCAGCCAACGAAGGGGCGCCAGCCGGCAATAAACATGGATTTATGGCTCGCTTCCGCCTTATTTACCTCTAATTGAGCCAGGTCTATAGAGGCAAGATGCTCGGTAAGCTTCGCCTCGATCTCTCTGGTTGCTTTTTCCTTCTCTTCCTTGTTCGGGAAGAACCTATCCAGAACATCCCCAACAACGGGAAGTAATGCCGGAAGAAGGCTAGCGAACATCTTCTGTTTCCTCTTCGGTCTCCGGCTCCGGCTCATCCCCTAGAATTTTTACGCCATACCCAGCATCTCTAAGGAAAACACGGATCTCAGAGACCGGTCTACTCCACGCCATATGCGATACGACATTTCCCCACCCGTATGCCGATACCATACTCGGCACACCAATCAACTCATAGTGGTTGCGCGGGGAGTATACATACAAGGATCCGCCGGAATTACCGTAGATTATCGGGCTGGTTGAGAGGTATAGGGCATTACCGTCCTGATCCCTACCATACCCTGCCAGCAAACCCATCGTCGGAAACGGAGGCTTTCCCAACCCTGCACCTACAGCATAAACCGTCTGGAAAATCCAGGGGCCATCATCGACATCTTCAGGGTAAATGGCAGCGACATGAGGCATAGGACGCTCCTCATCCTCCACCTTCAGAAGTGCCAGGTCGCGGCTCTTGTCGTAAGCCACGATGCTTGCCAAGCGCCCTATGGTCCCTACAGCAGTGGAGTAGTTATTATACTCCCAAAGATCTATGTTAACCGGTCTCCTGGTCTCGGTCTCTAGATGTTCCTTCTTCTCGGAATTCCAGACCTTTGAGACCTTTACATAACCTTGGATGACGTGCCAATTGGTCAGAACGAAACTTTCGTATTCTCGATCTTCGTTCTGTTTGGAATAAATAACTGTCCCAGATCCTGAACCACTGCCCAATCTCACTAAAACTGTCGGATAAAGCATCTCCAAATGCTCTTGCTCCGGCACCACTCCACTTTTCTTGGGATTAGCGAAAACGGGTGCGGAAAAAGTTAGAGCTACAACAATAAGAGATGCAGTTGCAATCTTACGGAAAGTACTCATTCCTTAAACCCCAGATTTACATCAAAAATTAGTATACGCCCTTTTCCTTCAAAACAAAGGCAAGAACACCTACCGCAATACCAGACATGATTAAATACGGCTGATCNATTAAAATTCCGACACCCATAACTGCAACACCTACCGCAGCATAGGTGGAGGGTTCGCGCACACGTCCCATAGCCCATTTAAGCATTAAAGCCTCCTAATAAAATTGACGGGATTGGGTCTTATATACAGGTTCCTCGTCTTTTTCATCACTGTCAAGACGAAGAAACCCCCCCTTACGATATCTTATTAGAGCCATGCTCATACTGTCGCAGTAATCGTCATAATCGCCATTGGGAAATGCCGCGCATTCCTCAATAACCTCCTCCGAAAACTTCTTCTCCGGCGCCCAAACCTTCCCTGACTCGAAAATCGGCGCCACCATATGCATCCTGGTGTGCTTATCCTTGCCCTTGGACGGCGTATAATTCACCACAGGTATGCCCATCGTCCTCAATTCGTCCGTGAGCGGTGTTCCAGTGGCCTTCGCCTCGATCAAAACCATATCCGGCTCCCAGTACTCGTACTCCTGCATGGCCTGAGACTTGAGTTCAGGGAAATCCCACCGCCCCCGCTTCGCATCCATAAGGATCAAATGATCGGCACCGCCCTCATCAGGCTGAAATACCCCCCATGTGGTGATCGCCGAGTAATCCGCCGTCTCCTTCTTGCTAAACGCCGTATCATAACTCTGCATGATGTAACTAACAGGAGGTATGTCGTCCTTCTCCCACTTGTTCCACCACTCCTTCTTTATTATCGCACCTTCTTCCGCCGTGGGATTCTGCTGCCACTGCGCATTCCACTTGCCCAAGGACAGCGAAGCCTTGACCCTGAGTAACTCGTCCTTGTTCCAAAACTCCGGCCACAGTACGTTGCCGGACGGCAATATGGCCGGAAACTCCACAACCTCCCATTGATCCGCCATGACATCCGAAGCCTGGGACTTGATGAGTTTCCCCGTCAAATCCTTCANGGACCACCGCGTCATTACTATNACAATGGATCCACCCGGCTGAAGCCTTTGCCTCGGTCCTGACGTGTACCACTCATACGCATGTTCCATCGCACTCTCGGAAAGTGCATCCTGCTCCGAATGCGGGTCATCGATAATAAGCAAATCCGCACCGCGACCCGTAATCGCACCTCCCACACCAGCCGCGTAATACTCGCCGCCCTGCCCCGTGTCCCAACGGCCAGCAGCCTTGGAATCAGCGCGTAAATCCACATCAGGAAATACCTCCCTGTACCGATCCGTCTCCATTAAATTACGAACCTTNCGGCCAAAACGTACCGCCAACTCAGCCGTGTGCGTCGTCTGAATGATCTTTAATTGCGGATTCTTGCCAATCAACCATGCCGGCAGCAAATATGACGCAAACTCCGACTTGGTATGACGAGGCGGCAAATTGATGATGATCCGTGAACCACGGTTCTTGGACAATCCCTC